TCCTTTTCCATATCTTTCGTTTGTTAAATAATCTAATAAACACCAAGCTGGATTATTAGAGTGTGCCGCAGTTTGTGCAACTGAACTAGAATTATAAGCAACAACTTTTTTTCCTTTAATTAAAGCTTGAACAGTTGGCAAAGAACCAAAAGCATCTTGATGCCATTTTATTTTTAAAGATATATAAGCAAGACCTCTTAATCTATGATTTGATGTCCAAGAATCTAATGAACCTAATAAATCGCATTGTGCTTGACTATCAGTTCCATAATGACATTTTACACTAATTAAACTTGTACTATCTTTATAAAAATTTCCATCTCCACTTCCTACTGTTCTTAAAGTATTATCTGCTAAAGTTCCAGACCAAGTAACTTCTTTGTCATCAATATAAATTTTATCTACACTTTCTATTTCTCCCTCACATAAAACTAATGCTATGTAAAGGAACTCATTATCACTTCCGCTTGTTTCAATGAACACTCTTGTTCCACCAACTTTTCTTTCTCCATAAACAACAGGAATAGATTGATCGTTTGATTGATGATTTAATAAAATTCCTTTTTCAAAATTATTAAAATCACTATCTCCAAAGTCTGGTCTATCAGGTCGTCTATTTGACATATACAACCAACCAATAGCAAATACAGCTAAAGCAACCCAAGGATTAATGTTTCCTAACCATTTAAAAACTTTTGCTACTCTAAATACTTTAGTAGCCGATTTAAAAGCTTTTTTTATGGATTTTATAATTCCCATTATTTTCTACCCCACTTAATATCTAAAACATTTTCACTTGAAAAAGCCATACCTAAATCTCCACTAAAGAATCTTTGTTGTGATGTACTATTAGTTTTTCTTCCTGATCTTTTTTCAAAATCTGCCCAATGAGAAACAACATTTAAAGTTAAAGCTGAAGAATCTTCTGTTTCATTAATTGTATAAGTGTCAATTGAACCTTTATAAAGTAAAAAAGGGTCTGCTATAATTGCATTATTATCATCTAAAAAAGCTCTATAAATTGTTACTGCATCATTAACTATATTTTCTGCTAATGCTAATGATATATATGTTTGATCTGCTCCTGATAAAGCTATTGCAATGCTTGATTTACCAATGTCAGTTTCTTCTGATACTTCAGGATAACTAACTAAAAATTTGCTTGATGAATAAGTAACACTAGAGCCTGATACTGAAGAAGTTAAATCGTGTACGCAATCTGTTAAATTTTGAGGAGTGCCAAATCCAATAGTTATCAAATGAACAGGTTTAATTTCATTTGTTGCTAGGTGATTCTTTACTGCTGTCGATAAGCTTCTCGTCATAAATCTCGTATGTTGTTCTATTTATTTTCTCACTATTGTTTATCATAACAAAGCTAAAAGTTCCATCAGGGATTTTGTGCTTTCCAAGATCATTATTAGTTAAATTAATTTCTGACTCATCAACTACTTTTTCAGCAATAACATCTACATTGACCCAATGCTTAATAAGATATTTAGCCATTAAAGAGTTTCTTCAACATCTAATTCATATTTGTATAATAAATTTCCATCTTTATCAGAACCAACTGCTCCAAAGGACTGAATATCGTTTGTTAAATGAACTGTAAAAGGGACATTGTCATAAGTAACTGTTGAATCATTTGCTATATCTGCAATTAAAGGTGGCTCAATAGTAACTGTTGCCGCATTACTTGAACTTGTAACATCAGCAACCACCATATAAACTTTATCGTGCGAGGCAAACTTAACAAAGTCTCCCGCCTTAAATCTGCCTGCACCATCGCCAGCGAATCCGTCCATAGCTATTGTTGTATCCCCAGCAGATTGTGCACCATTAACTAAAACTGTTCCTGTTTCACTTCCTCTTGCATCTTCTATTTCTGGTGGGATAATAGTAAAATTTTCTTTTCCACTTCTTTGTTTAATTATAAAAGACATTAACTCTCCATAAACATCTGATCTTTTTGCAGTTATAATTGAAGCTGTAAATGCCCATCTTTGAGAATCAATAGTTCTTGATAATTTTTTTCCACTAATTGATTTAGATATAATTGTACTTTGAATTGATTGAATACCCAATGTTTCAAATTTAGATGTTGATATAGGAAATGCACCACTCATTATACTAGCTCTCTCCTACCTTTTTCATTTAAAGCATTATTGATTATTGAAGTAATGATACCTCTATTTTCTACTAATACATCATTGAAACTATTTGAGTCTATTGCTTCTATATTAAAATTAACATTAACACTTCCGCCACCTGTACCTCTAGCATTTTGAGTAATTTGTCCTGTTTGATTTGGAACAAATAACTCTGGACCTCTTTCCCCAACCATAACAGGTTTTCCTTTTGATACTGCTCCACCTGAAGCCATTCCACCACCCATTATCAATGATAAAAATTGATATTTAGCTTGTTTATTAGCTTCTTTATTTTGTGCATCTTTTTCACGAGTTATTTGTTTTTCAATACCAAGTGTTACTAATAATTGTGCTATCGTAATATTTTGTAAAGCTATTTGTACTCCTATCTTAACTGCTACTTCCACAAGTGCCGCAATTATCTTTATTAATATTTGATTACCAATGTTTTTCATTATATCTCCAAATTCTTTTCCTAGAACTATACTTTCAGCAATACCTTTTGACATTCCTTTAATACCCATATCAAATATTTCAAATGCTTGTTTAGATAAATTAGTAAGTTTCTTTAATGAATCTTCATTAAGTTTTTCTATCTCTTTTCTAAATGGAGATATATTTCTTTTCATTTTTTCTGCTTCTTTTGCGGCTTTATTCATTTCATCATAAATTTCAGCAGTTTGTTTATTTGCATCAACCATAAAACTATTTAAATCTTTAAATCCCTTTTTTAGTGCGGCAGTTGCACTTCCCCATTCGGCAGTATTTTTTTCATTCATACCTAATTTTTTAGCAAGGGCATCTAAATCAATACCTATTTTTTCAATTAAGAATCCTATCCCCAATATAGCCAATCTTCCCTTTGTACCGAGCATTAGGAAGCCAATTAGACCCATTGAAGCTACTGCTGGGGGTAATAAGGACATAACATTAAATATCCCTTGTATGCCTGTCATAACGACTTTAAATGGTGTTCTTAATACATCAATCATTTGTGCCGCACCTAATAGGATAAATTTAGTTGTCTTAATTAAAGCATCAGATAATCCTTTTGCAAAATCTGCCAATGCCTTTTCATTATTTTCTATTGCTCTATTAATTAAAGCTAAACCTGATTTGATAAAATCAAAGAACCCACCTTTATTAGTGTCCATCTTAAATTTAAAAAGTTTATCGCCTAACATTGAAAGTGTTCCTGTAAATGTAGTTGACATCACTTCAGTTGCTTTTCCGAACTTACCATTCTTACCAAATACTTCTTCAAATCTTTTCGCAGTTTCTTCAGCAGTAACTTGGACTCCTTGTTTAAATCCTAGCATTGCTGTTACACCTCTTTCTCTAAACATATCAGCAGAAGCAATACCACCTGAAAATGCTCTTTGGATTTGTTCAGCAGTCATTCTAAAATCTAAACCTGTTACTGCCGCAACATTACCTGTAATCTCTAATACTCTTTGAAGTTCTTTAGCACCACCAGAAGCAACACTTGTAATAGTTGCTAAATTTCCTGATGCCGCAGATATTTGTTCTAGTGAGAAAGGTACTCTTGCCGCAAATGTAGTTAATGTATTAAATGCTTCAGCACCTTTTTTAGTTGATTGAAATAAGAAATTAAATTTAACTTCAAGTTGTTCTATTTCTCTCCCTGTATTAATTAAATTTCTAATGACTAATCCACCACCGATACCTACTAAAGCAGATTGAACTGAAAATACTGATGCTCTTAAATTAGATAAACCTCTTTTTATTGCACCAAAGGCAACCTTTGTTTTATCTTTTGCTAATATATTTAATACTAAATTCTGTGCCATTATCTATGCCTTGCTTTATTCATAGCCATTTCATGTTCTTCTTGTTCTAACATCAAATAACCTATCCAATGGTTATACTCCCATTCTTCCATTTGTAAAACATCTTTCAAAGGTATTTTTAACCTATCAGCTAGAATAAAACAATTCTTTAATTGAGGATCAGATTTTAGTTTTTTTTTACTTCTTGGGGATGCACTATTTGAACCATTGATGTGGCTATGCGTGAGAGGACATCAGAATCTACTTTGTGCATTAAACCTATTTTATCTTCTAATGTAAATAATTTATTACCATCTTTATCAATAGCTTTCATAATAACTATATCAGCAAGTATTCCAACATCATTAAGATTATCAGACTTTTTAAATAATTTATTCTTTTCAGATAAAGTAATAGGATTCCAATAGATTGTACTAGGATTACCAGC